AAAAGACTTCCACCCAAGTACTGGTACAAGCTGCCGACTTGCGCGACGCAGTCAAAAAGTTAGATGAAGGCATGAAGGGGACAATGGCAGATTATCAGATCGGTATGGTAGCTGAAACTTCGATTGTAGATGTATTCCCTTATGAAGCCAAAGAAGAAAGTAATGCAACAGAAGATAAAGAAGTTGTTCGCTTTATTAACAAGTTCCCTGAAGGGCAATGTACTGAAACCACGGTAGGTGGCAAACCGGTTATCGTTGATAAAACTGGAGGTAAAACAAAAGTAATCCCTAACAATAAATCAGATAGTAATGAAGGAGACCAACAGTGAAGAATATTTGCCAGATTGGGCGATAATTGAAGATTAGTTTAAAAGGGAGGAACGGTGTGTGTTATTTGTTCCTCTCTATAATAGTTAAAGTTAAAATATATGGCACAAGACATTAAATTGTTCAGTAACCCCAACTTTGGAGAAATTCGTACCGCAGGTACAAGTGAAGAACCTCTTTTCTGTTTGGCAGACTTATGTCATGCAATCGGAATTAAAGATGTTTCAAAGTGTGCAAGTCGATTAGACGAGGACGTGCGTCTGACGCACCCCCTTTTGACTAAAGGAGGAACGCAGCAAGCTACTTTTGTAACCGAAGCTGGAATGTATGATGTGATAATTAGAAGTGATAGCGATAGAGCTAAACCTTTCCGAAAATGGATAACATCAGAAGTCCTTCCATCTATCCGAAAGACAGGTGGCTATTCTGTAAAAACAGAAGTGAACAAACAGCCGACTATATCCGACAAGATGAAGGTTGCGACATGGCTTATAAAGACACTTAATTTAAACGGTACATCTAAATTGATGTTAGCTAAGAGCATCGCAGATCCTCTTGGATTACCGACACCCGATTATACCCCAAGCAAAGGAGTAGTAAAGTCCGCTACTGAATTGCTCAAAGAAACTGGTTTATCCATCAGCGCACAAGCGTTTAATCAAAGAGCGATTCAGAAAGGTATCTTATGTGATATTAAAAGGAAATCATCAAAAGGCAAAGATAAGCATTTCAAATCAATAACCGAATCCGGTCGGTCGTATGGTGAGAACCAAGTCAACCCTAATAATCCAAAAGAAACACAGCCTCTTTGGTATAAAGAGAAATTCAATGAGTTATTGATGTTGCTTGATTTTAAACTTGCTAGGGTATTATGACATACGAAGAAATGAAAGCTAAATATTGCGGAACCAATATTCGCAGAAAGCCAAAAAGTGAAGAACATAAGATACAAGCATCTTGTATTAGATGGTTTCGCCTCCAATACCCCCAATTAAGAAACATCTTATTTGCTGTTCCTAATGCAGCAAGAAGAAGTGCTAGAAACGGGGCATACATGAAAGAAGAAGGGATGCTTTCGGGAGTTGCAGATCTGATACTTCTTAAAAGTAATCGTTTCTACGGTGCTTTGTGTATAGAAATGAAAAAGCCAGGTGAGTACCAAAGAACAGTACAAAAAGAATGGCAAAAGGAATGTGAAGCGGCTGGAAATAAATATGTTGTCTGCCGTTCTCTTGACGATTTCATTAAAGTGGTAACTGATTATTTGAATAACATGTAGTATGGCTGTTTCTCAAATCATAAAAGATATGCGTTGCTTAAAGAAACTGATAAAAGATGCTACTGGATTGAAAGTCTATGAATCAGAAGCAATTTCACATCATGATTTATATTGGAGTATTTCTGATGAATATAAAGACAAAAATAATCCTCATATCACAGTTACTCATGGTAGTCATTGGAGTATAGATGAAGGGGCGGAATACAAAATATCTATTTATGCTCCCTCTTTGTCGATTGGTATACGTAGAAAATTAAACACTCCATTATTTCAATCTTATATTGACAGAATAGTTCAGGCGTTTGATAACCGTTTTGGAGAAAAGTCGTGGAACTGCTGCAATGAAGAATGTATTAGTTGGCGTCCAATGTCTCGGTTTAGTTTTTATGTGCAAATTCCCAATTTTAAAGATTGACACCTATGAAACCGAATGAGTTGCAAGAATGGCATAAGCTATCAGAAAAGCTTGTTGCATTTACGAGTAATTGTAGTGAAGATATAAAACCTTACATCGTTGGACAATTGCAGGCTTTGTTAGAAATATTGTCTGCGCAAATTGATTTTGAAAAATAAACCCTGTGTCGATTGGCTCAACTCCTATTATCGGCAAATCGTTCTTTGACATTTTGTTTTCAGCTTTTAATCTGCCTTATTACTGCATTGGAATAAATAAAGCCAGATGTAATGTCTGGCTTTATTTATCAATTAGTCCGAACCTTTTTAATTCGGCTTTATTGATTCGAGAGTTACTCTTTATCTTACCACAAACAAGGCTAATATCTTCCTCATCCAATGTGCCTAAACTAGTACTTTTAAGAAGTTTGTTCTTCTTTACTATTTTAATAGAAGAGCAATCTATGTAGCTATCATATGAAAGGAAATCATAACTTTCCCCTTTTATAAGATGTTGCATTGCTCGTACATTAGGTGGCAGATTCATATTAATAAAGGAGTTAAAGATGACACCACCATAAACGTTCCCATCGTTATCAAATCCAAGTACTACAAAAAACTTATCACGACTGGCATCTCCGGGTTTGGGTACTACTCCATTGGCCTTGTTCATCGTAACGCAAAACACATCTCCTATCTTAATTTCCGAAGGTTTCATCAAATGCTATTGAATCATTAATATATTTTACAAGTTCATCATTAGCTCCTCCATCAAGGGCAATATCCCCCGGATCAATAACATGATTTCCCTTTTTGTCTCTCGCTTTTTGCCAACAAGTTGTATGAGAAGTTTTTTCCAACTCCTTAAAACTCATTTTCCCGTATTTGGAAATGCATAAATCTAAAGTGTCTTTATCATATTGTGAAAGATAATCCATATCCGGTTCACGTTTAGATAATAGATAGTAATCTACAACATGAACATCATCTGTCATTTTTGAAAGAACGCTTTTTTGCCCTTGTATTGTACTATACAAAATTGTTGGTACTGGTCCATGGGGAAGAGCGCAAAATTTATCCGCTATCATCAGTTGTCCCCAGTCAACCAAACTTCGTTGATTGGCAAAATATAATATCTTGAACAGATGATAATAGTCCATACCCCCAGTTTTATTAAGGATATAAAGCACTATTTCTATAATTCTTTGTTGTTCAAATTTTGTCATTTTTTTTAGGGTTCTTGGTTACTTATTTATGTGAATGCGTATTCAAATATATGCATTCTAATGCAAAGTTAGCAATTCTATTTGAGAATTAAATCACAAAATAGTTAAAAGAATACGTTGATTATTGGTTGTATAATCAGTTTTAAAAATTATTATTATATTTGCAATGCGTTGGGTTGTACTTATTAAAATTAGAATTAATCAGAGGATTAAGATATAGAAAGCTGTGTAGGTCACAACCCCCTGCATGGCTTTCGCCTTTTTATCTCCGCATGAAGAAGTGCGGTACGTCCTCGAACGAAAAGACATTATTATGGACAACATTCAGATTTTTAAGAATGAATCGTTTGGTGAAGTTAGAGTAGCCGGAACAAGTGAAGAACCATTATTAATTTATAAAGACGAAGAAGGGGAATGTTCTTTTAATGTTTATGAATTGTTGGCTATGGCCTATAATTCAAAAAACGATGAATTTAGTAAAAAACTTATATTATTGCTTGATTGTTTATCTATTGGCAACAAATATTATTGGTTGTTACGTGATGCTGTAATGAGTGCAAATACGGCGTTGGAATTACAGAAAAAGCATTCTTATAAAAAAAGTAAATGCCAAACTTATCTTATGAAAGATGAAAATACGGGATTTACAAAAATTGGGAAGTCTGTAGATCCTAAAAAAAGAGAACGCACATTGCAATCTGAAAAACCGACAATCTCTTTATTCAAAGTCTGTGATAAGTTGGTTGAGAAAGAACTTCACGATTATTTTTCTATTAAGCATATACGTGGGGAATGGTATCATTTATCTGATGAAGATATAAAGTATATACTGTCTAAATATAACTTTAAATAGTAATGGTTTGATATAAAGCAAGAGGTTGCTGATAACGGTCATATTATCTACCATAGAAAGATTACCGGAATTGGTAGACAAGGGATCATTAATCTTATTAATTCTTAGCTGATATAAATAAAGGGATGCAAATGCATCCCTTATATTCATCTATACATTGCAGTGCAGCTTATAAATAAGGCTATAACAGACACGATAAGAGAAAGTATCCCGGCTATTACTCCGATAACAGTCCAGTTGATAGGATTTCGTAAATTGGGATTCTCACAAAGGTAATGTTTCCCTTCATCGGTGGTTCTGGCATCTTCTACTGCTCCACCTTCCAGATAGGCGGCTTTTATTAGTCCTTTCCTTTCAAGTGATCGGACGGACAAGTTGTAGACGTGCAAAGGGAAACCGCAAGGACATTTACCGTTGAACTTATCAACGATCCTAAGTGTTTCTTTTTCTTCCTTAGTGAGTTTTATCCGTTTCATAGCTTTATAATGATAATATATATTCATTACTCCGGTTCATAACCTTCATAATAGTAAGACTGTTCAATCCCTTTAAATATGATTTCCCGATCGTCTATCTGGTCGGTTAACGCCTGGCTTATCAATGCACGTAGTTCAAGGTCATTCACCGGGCTACGTTCCATTGCCTGAAGATATAGGTGTTTGTCTATCTTTTGCCAGTCCACTACCTTTTTAAGTTGCTTTTTAAGGATCATATCAAGCCAAATGCGTGTTGATCTACCATTCCCTTCCATGAATGGGTGGGCAATGTTCATTTCAACGTATTTAGCAATGATTTCCTCAAAGGTTGATTCGGGCATCTTCTCGATTACCGGAAGAATGGCATCGAGGTACAGGCAGTTGGCAAAGCGGAAGTTTCCTTTGGAGATATTCAAGGTTCGGATTTGTCCGGCAAAGTTGTACAGTCCTTCAAACAGGTATTTGTGTATATCACACAGTCCTTTTATGGTACCGACTTCAATGTTAGTGATATCTCCTGTGTCAAAAAGCTTATGGGCTTTCACAAGGCTTGATTTATCTATTTCTTTGGTGTTCATGGCTTTTTAGTTATTAATCTTTGTTTTTTGGCTTTAGTTCAACATTCACGCTAACTGGGAACTCGTTTCCGCAATGTGGGCATTTTACAGAATGGGCGTTTGAGGGAAGTTGCACTTCTTCCGGGGACGCGAATAGCTGCCACATGGGGACGTTGAGGGCTTCTGCTATTTTGGTTAATACCTTTATAGAAGGGTTGCCTGATATATGCTGGTTAAGCCCACTTAGGGTTATACCCATTTTCTTAGCTACATCTTGTGTAGTCATTCCTTGTTGTTCTATGGCTTCTCTGATTCTCATATAATTAATGGTTAATATTTATAGCAAAGGTAGTAATATTCCCTGTGTAACAAGTTATAACTTGCACAAATAAAGTTAAAGTGCTGATAATCAATTGTGCAATATTTTGACATTAGTGTAAATTTGAGTAATTTTATATTAATAAATAATTATAGAAAAATATGGAAAATGAATTAATAATTGGAAAAACATATATTGCATCAGACGGCAATAAATATGTTATTATTGAAGAAAAAACAATTAAAAATAGAGTTAAATATCTTGTTTGTTTTGTAGAAACATCAAATTATCAAATAACAGATGTTTCGACAATAAGAAGAGGAAATAATGGGTTAAGGGACTATTCATATCCTTTTTTATTTGATGTGGGATATGCTATTGGAACAAAAGATAATCCCGTAAATTTAATTAGAGACTATCTATATACAACATGGTATAATATGATACTTAGATGTTACAAAGATGGGGAAGGATTAAAGTCATATAAAAAAGTTTCAGTATGTAAGGAATGGCATGATTATATGAATTTTAAAAGGTGGTACGAGGAAAATAATAAGTATGGATATATGACTAATATGTCATTAGATAAAGATTTGTTTAGTGAAAATGGTAATAAAATATATTCTCCTGCTACTTGTTGTTTTATTCCTAAAGAGATAAATGCGTGCATAGTTGGATTGAATAAATATAAATCTGGAAATATAGCAGAAACTTCATCTAAAACAATATATCATTTATCTTTATTGTTAAAAAAGTACAATAATATTATATCGGATAAGGTAAAAGATAAATTGTCAAATATTGTATTAGAATATTCTGAAAATTTTAAAAAGGTAACGGGTGTAAGTATAAATAATCACTTTAGAAATTTGGATATACAAAAAATTGATTTGTCAAAAATACATACTACTGCTCTAATTGAATATAATTCCAATCTTTATAAGTTTAATAATATAAAACAAATGAAAGATTTTATTTCTGAAATAGAACAGAGTATGTATTTAAAATCTAAAAGCCCATTAATAGAGGTATAGATTGTAAGACGTTATTCTATCGTACTTGGCTTAGTAAGTTTAACTGTAACTTCCTTGCCACAATGAGGACAAATCACATTTATTGAATTACTTGAAGGTTCGTTTTGATAATCATCGAAAAGAGATGATAAGGGAACATTTAATATTTGAGCAATATTAGACAATACCCTAACAGAAGCAGTGTCTTTTTCTCGTATAATTCCACTAATATATTGTGGAGTTGATCCCATTTTTTCAGCTAGTTCTTTTGCTGTAATACCCTTTTGTTCTAAGATTTCTCGTATTCTATACATAACTTTATTTTTTTATTATACAAAAGTAATACACTTTATTCGTAATAAAGCAATGTACTTTACTAAATCATGTTAATCACTTTATATTATAAAGTATATATCTTGTTTTATAAAGTTATATTCTTTATCTTTACATCAAATAAAAGAACTAATAACAATTAACTCCTAAATATATGAAACGCTACAATTTATCAGAGATAATGAAAAACGCTCACAGATTCTATAACAGTAAATCAAGAATGGGTAGAACCTTCGGTGAATGTTTGAAACTATCTTGGACTTGGGCTAAGGATGAAATCAAGTTTAAGGAAGAACGTGAAGCAAAGATAAAAGCCATGTTGGCAAATCAGAAACCAGCAACAGAACGTAAGTCTTTCAATGATATAAAGCTCACTTGGTCAGACTGCTACAATGCGAATAGCAAAGGCTATATGGGTAGCCAGTATTGCGGTGATTAAATTATTACTAACTACAAAAAATATAAAACAATGAAATACGAAGTTTCTAAGAAAGGTTCAAGCGTAACATTTAAGTTTGAAACATACGAACAGGCAGCTGATTTCTGCTATATGTATGTCATGTCAATGCACGTGAAAGGTGATAGATTCCCTGAACTTTCAATTAGAGAGATAACCGAGTAATCAGAACATTAAAATTTAGAGCAATGGACAATATTTTGAACCCACCGGTTGAAATGAGCCAAGCCGAACTTATCCTTCAGCTAGCTCAAACGAATGTGGAACAGGAGAAAAGACTTAAAACTACAGAGCTAAGATTAAGTGCACTCGAAGAGGAAATGAAAAAGTTGTCTTCAAAGTGCATTGGTAACTATGGGTGCTCCACCATGTCATCATATATCCAGAGGTACAAATTACCGATTTATGTGAGTGACATTTCGAAGCTTAGTAATGATGCTGCACGATTATGCAGAAAAAGGGGGTATCCGGTCAATAAGGTAAATATCGAACGTTTCGGTGCAATCAATGTTTATCCGGACTTCATTCTTCATGAACTACTGGATGACTATATAAGGACCACGCAGCGTCTTAATGGAAGTATAATAAGATAATAATACAAACTATAAAGCAATGATAAAGGTAGAAATAAGCCAATACCTCGCAATGTTAAAGTCATTCACTGAATGTGCTCAATACAGAGCGGAGTGTTATCGGTTAAAAGCTGAAAACGAAAAGTTAAGATCTGAACTGTCGGATAGTTTAAAAGATTCTCGGTCTTCCCGTAATCGAATTGAATATTTCGACTACGGCAGCCTGATAGGAGCTAACTAAGTATGAAAGTTGTGTCAGGGATTCGTCCCAACACTTTAAGTTGATGCCAATCGACACAGTGACAATCTGAAAATGGTTGTCACTGTTTTACCGGTTTTAAATGCTTCTAAGTGAATCATGTAATTTGAAATAATAACTATTATCCTTAATTATCAATATGATATGAAGGTAAAATAGTGCATAAAACAATTTTATTAACAACATAAATAATTAGTATTATGAAACAAGAATCAAGCGTAATCAATCCGTATAACGGAATGTTTGGACAGCAAGGATGGATTTGTCCGAAGTGTGGAAGGGTATATTCACCTTTTACCCAAATGTGTTTGTATTGTAAACCCAATAATACAAATACTATTTCTAATCTTTGCGACATTTCTAATACGACCGTTAATGAAGAAAGATTAAGAGAAAATCGTAAAACAGAGTAGTATGAAACAGACATTAGAATCGGCAGCAATAAATGAATTGTTTTTCAGTTATGCTTGTACGTCAAGAAATCTATCATTTGAGGGGCTTGTATATGACAGAAATGCAATGCTCAATATGTTCCGAAAAGGTGCTGAATGGCAGTCAAATCAATCTTCGTGGATAAGCGTGGAAAAACGATTGCCAGAAAAGCCGGAATATGACTGGGTGCTTGTCATTGTCCGTGATAAAAGGGATGGTTTTATAGGTATTCCGCAAATTGGAGAATTAAGAAGTGACGGATTTTGGCATACTGTAACGAGCGACTCTTTCAATACGCCAGATTTCATGAGGATATACAACACTACAGATGTTCTTGGGGAGCTCCTCAAACAAGAGGTTGTAGCTTGGATGCCAATCCCGTCTTTCGATGAAATACTGGAGGAACTTAAAACGGAGAAATAAAATGAATCGTGAAATAAAATTCAGAGGCAAGTCAATTTTTGGCATTCATGAATGGCTATATGGCAGTTTGCTTCTATTGAATGGAAAGTCATATATCTGCCCGGATAAAGAAGCCGCATGGAACATGACTCGATACGAGGTGATTCCAAATACTATAGGCCAGTTCACCGGTTTATTAGACAATAACGGAAAGGAAATATACGAGCATGATTATATCTCTATTGTCTACAAATATGATGATATCGGTGCAAATTGCGGTGTTATACCCGATCAAGATTGTATCTGTGAAGGTGAAGTTGTTTATATGGACCAATATTCCTGTTTCGGATTGCGTTTGTATAAAGCTGAATATCCAATCAAAGGATCTATGGAAGAATGCCCCTATCTTACAATTTCTCTATTTCATTTCGATTTGGAGTGCGATAGTATTGAAGTACTTAATAACATTTACGATCACCCGGAATTAATCAAGGAGGAAGACAAATGAAAGAAGATTTTGTAACATTAGAGACAGCGTATCTGCTGAAAGAGAAAGGGTTTAGCGAAGATTGTATGGCTTTTTATACAAAAGATGGTTTATTTAAGTGCAATTCCTATATAAACACAAATGTATTAAAACTCCCCGCCCATACACAATCACTCGCCCAGAAATGGCTTCGTGAAACCAAGAACCTGCATATTTCCATTATCAGGAACGCTTGCGGTTATGGCTATGATATATGCAAAGCTGACAATGGGACTCATATAACCGATGGAATATTTAATGGTCCTAACGATGGCGGTCAGTGGGACACCTATGAAGAAGCATTGGAAGTCGGAATACAGAAAGCATTAAAACTTATATAATCATGAAGAAAATTGAATTTTACCCAGGAATCAATCTTGATAAAGCATATCAAGAATTGCAGGACAATGCACCATGTTATGGTGAATTTAACGAGAAAACGTTGTATTCTACTGATTCTCTTGATGAAGTGTTTGTTAAAGTGACCGGTAAGTCAAAAGCGGAACACGATGAATATATCCGTAAGATACACGAAGAGTATGACCGTAAAGAGGCGGAATTTAAGGCTAAGATCCCGAAATTAACCGAAGATTACAGAAAACGTGCAAGGGGAATTATTCCGGAAGAACATTTAGAATACTGGGATGAAATCGTCCCTATCAGGTTGAATGATCTCTATCATGGCATGGAACTTGACTGCTGGTTAGAATTGGTTGCAGTATTGAATGATACCTCTAAAAAAGAACTGGAAAGATTTGAAATGTGCCGGTCTTTGTTCTCCAAGCAAGGTCACAGCGGCATGAGTGCAGGGCTTGTCTTTATGGGGTTGACGTGTTTGCATCCATTAGGGAAAGCGTTAGTATCATATATTAAAGATTCAATAAAAGCATAGTATTTGTATGGAAATAAACTGTAAATACTGCCCTAAAAACGATGGTGCAGGGACGTGCAAAATAGATGACTGTCCTCTTCTTCCTATTATACAGGAAATAGAAAAAATGCAGTCATTCCTTGAAACAACCGCTAGTGATAACCCAAAAGAACTGATAGAACGTCTTACTGACATAAATGTCTACTTGGCCCGTTCAGGAAAACTCTTAGCTGATGCAAAAGCATATCAGGATCAAGTGACTGCAAATATATATTCGCAGCACATGGAGTTTATATCGCGGGTTCCGGCTACTGTTGCAATAAAGTTTGTTGCAGCCCAAAGTGTGACTGCTAATCAGTTGGTTGTATGGCTAGATCGCATAAATCGAACACTTGTTCATGCTGGAGATAATATACGTACACAAATATCCTTTGCAAAGCAGGACATGGCATTGCAAAGAAAAGGATATTGAAAAAATGTTAATCACAGGAAAACAACGAATTAAAAGTGATTGTTTTTACGTCACTTTTATTTAGCTTTACACCGTGAAAATAATGAATCATCTTAGTGGTGTTTGATGACAAAAGGATATTAAATAGGCTTTCTTGGAGTATATACCCTAAACACCACATCAAGGGTATAGAAACTCGAAAGCCTTCGTTTTTTATAGATGAATACAATAGGCATACATGGCAAATCCATTGGTTAATTTCTAAAATACTAGATTTAATTATGTCGAGACCTAATAAGACAGGTTTGAGTTATTTCCCAATGGACGTTGATTTATTCCAAGACATACGAATAAGGAAACTAATCAAGTATCAGAGTGGCAAGGCTATAACAGTATATGCTCTCCTGCTATGTCTTATCTACCAGCGTGGGTACTACATGAGGTGGGATGAAGAGTTGCCCTTCATTATATCGGAACAAACCGGGTTTGAAGAGGCGTATATACTGGAGGTCATCAGAAGCTGCATGACACTAGGGTTATTCTCCAAGAAACTGTATGATGACGAACAAATCATCACGTCAAAAGGAATTCAAGAGCGATACCTGTATATATGTAAACTGCTCAAAAGAAGAGTGAGCATTACTGAATATTTGCTTATTGATGAAGAAAAGAAGCTTGTTACTTCTCAAGAAACCGGGGTTATTTCCGGAAAAACCCCGGTTATTTCCGAAGAAACTGCTTTAAATTCGGTGAAAATGCAACAAAAGAAAAGAAAGGAAAAGGAAATAAAAGAAATCTCTCTATCGAGAGATAAAGAAAAGTTTCTCCCTCCCGAGGTTGTAGACAAAACATTAAGCGAATGCTATGATGAACTATCATGTGACAGAAGTTGGATTGAAATCGTAACGATGAATACACGTAATTCCGGTCATAAGGATTTTACGATAGACATGTTCGGAATGTATTTAAAACGTTTTTTCGAGAAGCTCCAAAACGAGGGAGAGGTAAGAAAGTCTCCCAAGGATGCAAAATCGCATTTCTCCCGTTGGTTGAATATTGAACTGAAAAAGAAAGGAAATTATGAACCAAAACCAATTACCAACAACATCTACGAGCAGAAGCGAATTGATTCTGAGCGGAGAAAATCTAAACTCATGGCTGAGTTCGCAGAAGCGGACGCAAAATTCCTTGCAGAACAAGAAGCTAAACGAAAAGCAGTTGGCTCTATTGGAGAAATATCCGACACCTTCCCGGATGGCGGTTGATTACAATCCTGACCTGCAAGGGAAACTTGCGAAGTCGAATCTTACACTTGCGGATATTGCAATGAATGACAACATACCTTCGTTGTCCATCATCCGCTCCGTGTACGGTGAAGACAATGCACTCAGGTGGCTGAAAGTACAGTTTGACAGCCTAAACGATTATGCGGAGCAAGGGAAGGGTATAGCAGACTCACAACTGGATGAACTTTGTATTCTTGTCCTGGGTGAGTATTATTGGATGAATTTAGCTGAAATATGCAACTTCATATCCAGGCTCAAGTTGGGAAAATATGGGCAGTTTTATGGAGCCATTGGTCCGATGAAGATTACTTGTTCGCTCCTGGAGTATATTAAAGAGCGACGTATTGACATCGAACGTTATGAACGAGAGCAATACCGCATTCAACGCCAGAAGGAGATAGAAGAACGTGGGAACAACATGATTCCTTATGCTGAATATCTTGATCGAGAACGGAAACTTGTAGAAAGTGGGGATAAGGATGCTATTGAAAGAGCTTCGAAGCGTATTGGAAGCACTTGTTTGTCAACAGGTTAATTAAAGATAAAGCCTTGTGAATAAAACAGGTAACGTTTGTTTACAAGTGGCAAAATAAGTAACTTTATACCTGTAAATCAGAAATATATAAAATATAAGAGCAATGAAAACAATTAGAAAATTAACTGAAAAAGAAATGCCACCCAACAGGCTCACGCAACCTATTCTTATGCCTGTTATTTACTCACTAAATTACAAAGTTAGTAACCAAACAGATGATAATTCAAGGTTATCCAGTAATTTGCAACGGCATTCATAATGTCGGAAGGCATCTTAAGCCTATGTGCAAACAATGCCTGTTGTATACCAAAGTAAAACAGCCATCGAGAAGTTCATGGCGCATAAGTGGAATTGAAAAATGTATTATAAATCATGTTAGTAGGAACAACAAATCTTAATACGACGCTCAACCTAACCTACGTGTTGACTGACGTCGTGGAAACGCTTCTCTACGATTTGAGAAGTGAAATGGGAAAACAAGGCTATGAATTGCGTCATGATGCAAAACGCAACTTCAACACTGCGATTTCCTCCATCCGTAAATTGAAGCTTGACGTTGACAAAACGCAGCTCTCTACACAGGAAAACTTCGGGAATGACTCCGATTGTCTTCTTGCCTTCATTAAGCTGTTAATAGATCGCTGCGGCGATGATGACAAGAAGATGTTTGAGTTCTATAATTATATCAAACGGTATCCGTCGCAACTCGGCTTGAAACTGTCTGATGAAAAGTGTGTGTTTGCGCATATTTTTGAGAATAAGTAACCATTAAAACTTAGTAAAATGGACCCAAGAATACTTCTTCGTTTGGCTGCAATGTTTTTCTTTATTGCTTCGATTGTGGCTAACTTTCGAGACAGGGACGATTCAACCCTGATGTCCTTCTTATTAAATATTATTGGGTGGTTGATATTGATTTATAGTAAATTATAAACGTTTAAAACAAGATAGTAATGAACAAAAATATAATCATAAAGAAAGAGAAGCCTATCTGTCAGTTAGATGGGCTTCCGGGAGTAAAAAGACGTAAGGTTGATGCGTATAGTATCAATAATACAAGTGACATTGAATCAACCATCGAACTGGGATATGCGTGTACTTCTGCCGGAGATAATGGAGCTATAAATGTTTGGAAGGATGATGCAGGAATTATTCGCGGTGAATTAATGCGGTACTGTGTAACTGTTGAAAAAAGAACGTTTACCAGCTATGCAGAAGTGGAAAAATGCGTTAGTGATTGGCTTGAAAGGATTAACCCATAACCAAACAAAAAGAAGCTAATTATGACAACAACATTCAATACTCTTATCACAGGCGATTTATTCCGTTTTTCGGATGAAGAAACGGTTTATATCGTATGCTACAACAAGCATTGTGTAATCGGAAATAACGTAATTGAAGAAGTTGAGCACCCCAATCATAAACAAAATATTACCCCATTTATGATGGATAGGGAAGTTATAAAAATCCCTGATAATGAAATAAACTATGTTTAACGCATAACCGAATAGAAATGAATACTATAGACCTGCTATACATTGATTTATTCTGTGGAGCTGGTGGAACCTCTACAGGTGTTGAATCTGCCCGAATAAATGGAGAACAATGTGCAAAAGTAATTGCCTGTGTCAATCATGACGCCAATGCCATTGCCAGTCATGCGGCTAACCATCCGGAGGCGATGCACTTCACAGAAGACATTCGAACACTTGAGCTTTCTCCACTGGTTACACACGTACAACGGATGAAGCAATTATATCCGGAAGCTCGCTTGGTACTTTGGGCATCTTTAGAGTGTACGAACTTCTCAAAAGCCAAAGGTGGCCAGCCTCGGGATGCAGACAGCCGGACACTGGCTGAACATCTTTTTCGTTATATCGAATCCCTTAACCCAGATTATATCCAGATTGAAAATGTAGAAGAGTTCATGTCATGGGGCCCGATGGATGAGAATGGTAGGCCAATCTCCATGAACAAAGGAGAAGACTACACCCGTTGGGTGCATAACGTGAAATCTTATGGATATAACTTCGATCACCGGATAATGAATGCTGCTGACTATGGAGCATACACCAGTCGGAAGCGTTTTTTGGCATCTTTGCCAAGAATGAGCTACCAATTGTGTTTCCAGAACCCACCCACTGCAAAGAAGGCAAGCAAGATATGTTCGGCAGCCTTGCAAAATGGAAACCTGTAAAGGATGTATTAGATTTTGAAGACGAAGGAACAAGTATCTTCACCCGGAAGAAGCCATTGTCAGAGAAAACACTTGAACGCATCTATGCTGGTCTCATTAAGTTTGTAGCAGGTGGAAAAGATAAATGGCTACTGAAATATAACTCAATCAACGGAAAGACTGGAAAACATATTCCTCCCGGAATAGACGAACCATGCCCAACCATCAGTTGCCAAGGACGTTTAGGTATAGTAAATGCCCAGTTCCTTTCCAGATACAATACATGTCGTCCTCAAGATACTTGTAAATCAGTAGAAGCACCTTGTGGAGTGCTTACTACTAACAACCGATTTGCAAAGGTAGACTGTCATTTCCTCTCAAAGTATTTCAGTGGTCACCCGGAAAGTAAGAATATTCCTATTGATGGACCCGCACATACTGTCAAGTGCAAGGATAATCATGCTTTGGTAGGTGCGAAGTTCCTCGCTGCGTATTATGGCAATGGCGATAATGTCAGCCAGGTAGATAAGCCATGTCCGACAGTACCAACCAAAGACAGGTTTAATTATGTGAATCCGAAATTTCTTTGCTCATACAACTTTAACGATGCTGGGAAAGATATAGATGCTCCGTGCCCAACACTACTGACTAAGGATAGGCTTTCGCTTGTAAGTCCGTTCTTTATGAATTATTATTCAGGTGGGGGGCAACATTCAGATGTAAATCAACCTTCTCCGGCTATACTGGCAAACCCGAAACAACGCCTTGTTAGTTGCCAGTTTATGGATCAGCAATTCGGGCAAAGTAAGCCTACTGGACTTAACCGACCATTGGGAGCCTTAACCTCCAATCCAAAGTATAACCTTGTTAGTTGTCGTCCGTGGGTAATGAATATTAACTTCGGGAATATCGGTAGCCAGATAGATGATCCTGCACCAGTTATCACCGCCAACCGAAAGTGGCACTACCTGATGAATCCACAGTTTATGTCTGCCGGCGGCAATATAGAAAATCCATGCTTTACTCTCATCGCACGCATGGATAAGATGCCACCTTACTTAGTATGTACGCAAGAAGGTGATTTTCTTATTAGGGTATATGAAAGCGATAGCCCCATGACCCGGAAGATAAAGGAGTTCATGGCTCTATATGGCATAGTTGATATCTTGATGCGTATGCTTAAGATACCTGAACTTAAACAAATCATGGGATTTCCAAAAGACTATAGACTGATCGGTACACAAGCCGAACAGAAGAAGTTTATTGGGAATGCGGTAGAGGTGACGATGGCAAGAGTTCTCTGCGAAGCTGTCGGCAGGAAACTACGAGAATTAAGAAAAGTGACAGCATAGTTTAATTCAAATCGAATAAGAAATGAAAGATTCAGAAAAATATATTGCAAGTATAATAGATAAATTCCCCATCAATAGTTTGCCAAAGTTTACGATACATGAGTTATCTCACATTATCAATTTGGTTCGCAATGAAGAACGTCAGAAAGCGACTGAAGCATTTCGTATTATGGGAGAAGAAACACGCTTTGATATTCCTATAGACGTTTTAGGGAAAGCGAGAGAAATTTTTGAACGAGAGTTAAATTCAGATTAGTTTAGAAATGAACACAAGTTTTGAAAGAACGGCTGCTGCTACCGATGAATGGTACACACCGAAAGAAATAATAGACAGTTTAGGCAGATTTGACCTCGACCCGTGCGCTCCCATAAATCCACTTTGGCAGACAGCTAAGATAATGTACAATAAGAGCGATGACGGGTTATCTAAGAAGTGGAGGGGTCGTGTTTGGCTTAATCCTCCTTATTCCCGTCCTCTTATCGAGCAATTTGTTCGCAAGTTAGCGGAGCATGGTAACGGTATAGCATTGCTTTTTAATCGTTGTGATAGTAAGATGTTTCAAGATATCATCTTTGAGAAAGCTACGGCTATGAAGTTCCTCCGAAATCGTATTAGGTTCTATCTCCCAGACGGTACTCGTGGAGATTCGCCCGGTTGTGGTAGCATTTTAATCGCTTTCGGCGAAGAGAATGCAGAAGTATTAAGGACATGCGACATCGCAGGTAAATATGTACGAATCAATTAGAGTAAAACAAAGAAGATATGAAAGAATCACATACAGGCATTGGGATATGCCATTGTTACCAATGTCGAATGGATAAAAAACATTGCAGTTCTAAAAAAAGAAAGTTTGAGAAACGGGCTATAAATAAGTTCCGTCGGAAACAATTGAAATTAGATGAAATAATAAAATGCAATCGTTTTGGAAATATTGGGCTTGATCCCAATATTTTCCGATTTTAAAAAAGAAAGGATCTAATTATGAAACAGACAGTAGAAAAAGCAGCAATATCATTTGCAAATAAATGCCGTGTTGCAAATATTAAAGGAGGTCTTGACTATCCTTATGATGAACTTGATATGAGAAATGCTTTTGAGGAAGGAGTAAATTGGCAGTCAAAGCAATCTCCTTGGATAAGCGTGGAGGAACGGTTGCCTGAATATCCGTGTTGGGTGCTTGTGACAGGTAAGGAGTATAAATATCGAATTTTGTTTTACTGTGGAGGTAAGTTTTATACAGATAAAAGTTTAACATCATATGATGGGAGCATTCTTTTCTGGATGCCCATTCCCACCTTCGATGAAATCCTTGAAGCGAACAAAGATGTGTTGAAACGAATTAAAGAGAAAGGAGATTAAATATGAAAGCAAGAGTAAAATCAACCGGAGTTCTGATAGATGTAATTCCGAAAATAAACACCAGTGCGCAACATAGCATAGATAATCTGTATGTATGCGATAATATGGTTTTCAGAGAGTGTGAACTTGACTTTTTAAATCTTGGAAATTCAGCTATTGATTGGGAACAGAGGCGTTATGAAATAGCGAAAGCCGCTATGCAAGGGATTTTATGCGCTCCTATTGTTGAGGGAGTAGATCCTAATCCAACACCTTGGGAACTGGCAAGGATGGCAGTAAGAAACGCTGATGCTCTTATTAAAGAACTAAAGAAAGGGGAATAACCATGACCGAAGAGCTTGTAACGTTTGAAACAGCAAAGTTTTTAAAAGAAAAAGGTTTTGACATAGCTTGTGAAAATGTTGTTAGAGAAGATAAAACGCGCATGAATACTTTATTTAGAATAAATAAGAATCTACCTAAAACATGTTATTCTCTACCTACCCAAGCTATTGCGGCTAAATGGTTAAGAGAAAGACACGAAATAAATGTGTCTGTACTTAGAATGACAGAAAGATATGGTGGTGCGGTTGCTGAACATAATCTGCTGAAATACTTTTATCATATTCAAATCCCTAACAGACAATCTATAGTTGATGTAGGTATATATTATTTCACCTACGAAGAAGCACTTGAAGCAGGAATACAGGAAGCATTAAAACTTATGTGATTATGGACAATATTAATTTGAATAAATGGCGCGACCGTGCTTATAAGACCGCTTGTGAGCACGGTTTCCATGATAAGGAGCTGAGTAAAGAACACTGCCTTTGCCTTGTCATTTCTGAGCTTATGGAAGCTGTGGAAGCGGACCGAAAAGGTAGATTAGGAAAAAATTGTAAACGTCGTTTTGAAATGGAATACAATCGTTACCCTGCATTGGTGAAAGAAGAGATGCGATTCAAATGCACGTTTGAAAAGCATATAAAAGATTCACTTTTTGATGAACTGAGCGATGCAGTTATACGCTTGCTTGACTTGTGCGGAATGTGTAAGATAGATTTAGAAAATGACTGCTTAGACAATGAAGTGCTTGAAGAATATTCGCGTATATTCATTGGCAAAACATTCACAGAGTCTATTTTCAATATTACTAAAAATCTTATTGATGGAGATATATCCTACTCTCTAATTAAGATTTTCGGGCTTGCTAAGCATCTTGATATTGATTTGCTCTGGCATATTGAACAGAAACAAAGATATGATGAATTAAGACCTATGTTGAACGGGAAAAGATATTAATCATGAACAGAGAAATAAGATTTAGAGGGAAAAGAGTTAATGGTGGTGAATGGGTAAATAGCATGACTATTTCCCATGGAACCATCAAAAGGAAAACATATGCTGTTTTCTTTGAGATAGAACCTGAAAAATGGGTAGGGATTATTCCGGAAACAGTTGGGCAATTTACCGGTATAACAACTTCAGGAGATGGCGATCCAGAACGGATCTATGAACATGATATTGTAGGGTTTGTAGATATTGATCAACATGTTGTGGCAGAAGTGATTTTTGAAAATGGAAGTTTTTGTTTCAGAGATAAAGAAGGACAAGTATACTATCCATGTGACGTGCAATGTATCAGCTTGTTGGGGAATAAGTTTGATAACCCTAAATTAATTAAGTAACAGAAAGGAGGACTAACTATGGGATTTACAACACCATGTTTTATTAGAAAAAATAATTCGGAGCTTAGGAATAAATTAAAAGAGCTTGGTTATCATTGCAATCCATATTTAGGTTGGAATAATCTATACACTTCTATATTTGGAGTTAGAAGTGTTTATTCAATGAGTGATGATATAAATGTTTCCTCTAAAAAAATAGATATTATTGATTGCGGAACCAACGAAGAGCTTTTTATTTCTATAGCTTCATTGAGAGATGATACAGATAAGTTCCAATGGTTTACAGATGGAAATAAATGGATTCAATGCCCAGATATAAAGTTTTCTACTTATTGGGTATACAATAACATTGATATAAACTTAGGCACCATTCATAAGGCTACAGTAGAAGAACTTATTAATCATTTTAAATAAGAGGAAGAAAAATGAATAGAGATCACAATAAATCCCTTTGCATGAAAAGATTGTTGAATTTACAACAAGACCATTTTAATAAACTCATAATAAGTGAAGTTGCTGACTTGGCTTATTGTAACGGATATAATACTGTTCTTGATGCAGCAGAAAAGGTTTTGAGTAAGGAGGATTATTTCAAGATTGTAAAACAATTAGAGAAGGGGGAATAAGACATGAATCGTACAATAAAATTCAGAGGGAAAACGGTTAATGGCAATAAATGGGTGTATGGAGATTTGCTTCATATTGCGGGAGGATATATTATCTATCATGGCTCTCAAAAAGATTGTGAGATTACTACCGGCAAGCATGTTTCCGTTGAGTTGCTTCATGATGAAATCTCTGTTGTTGTTCCGGAGACCATTGGGCAATTTACTGGTTTATTCGACAAAAACGGCAAGGAAATCTATGAAGGGGATATACTCCTTTTAAAAGACGAAACAGACCAAGAAGATCCTGGTGAATGCTATGAAGTTGGATTTTAAAAAGGATGTTTTGGGTACATTTCAAAATATGTAGATGAATTACTTCCATTTTGTGACTATGAAATAGAAGAAGATATTATTGTAAACATCTACGATAATCCAGAGTTAATTAAGGAGGAGTTATGAAAAAGTATAGCAAATATGGTAGATAGCGAAGATTTGTAATTGGACACAATAACAGACCTCGCATTAAGTAATCCTTTTGTATGGGTATATGAGTTTAAGTTGATTGACTAAGAGACTGTAAAACAATAAGTTAAACAAAGTTTAAGCATAAGTTTTTAGATTGTTTTATTTGGGCTAACTCGTTGATAATGACTATCTTTACAATACTAAAAGAAATCAATAATACTAACGAGAATTAAAAGATAATGGCAATGAAAACTTCAGAATTTAAGAAAGGACAATCTGTTATAGTTACTACAAAAAACGGTAATGTAAAAGGAGTAATATCAAGTGTTGATACAAACATTTGTACTTGGGAAACAGAATATTCTGTTGACTATCTAAAAAACGGTAAGACATGGACGATGATTGGGGTTCCTGCAAGAGCGATAGATTTAGCATAAGTTTAACCAGCAGGGCGAAAGCCCTATATAACACATAAGAGCAATGAACACATATTACAAATTTGCGCCAAACGTATCTTTGGCAAAGTGCGAAGAAAAGCACGAAAGAGGTGAAGAAATTCTAGTTACCACTAGGTATGGCAAAGAAAACGAAAGCATAGTTTTCAATCTAATTTTTGAGAAAGACGGTTTTTACTATTACTCCATCGTCCGTGCTGACGGTTTTAACGTTCAGGAATGGGCGAAGCAAAAGGCAGAACGCAGACGTGAATGGGCTGTATCCGCAGAACGCAAGAGTACTGAATTTTATAACAAGTCAAATAAGGATGCTGATTTCCTTTCACTTGGAGAACCTATCAAGGTCGGACATCATAGTGAAAGAAGACATAGAAAAGCAATAGATGATGCCTGGAACAACATGGGTAAAAGCGTTGAGTTCAGTGATAAGGCAAATGAACATGAAAGAGTGTCCCAATATTGGGAGAAACGTGCCAACACGATCAATTTGTCTATGCCGGAAAGCATTGACTTCTACGAACACAAGTTGGAACAAGCGAAAGAATACCATGAAGGTGTAAAGTCTGGCAAATATCCGCGTGAACATGCTTATACTCTTACTTATGCCAAGAAAGCAGTTAATGAAGCACAAAAGAATTACGAACTGGCTAAAAAGTTGTGGGGAGATGAAAACGAAAACCAATAAAGCGATTTCATTACTCCAGTGCGGTGATTTAAAAGCCGCACTAGCAATATTCTCTACCTTTCGCATAGGGTTTACCAAAGAAGAACAGAGAACCTTGAAAATAGCAAGTGAAAGTCTTTCTGGTAATTCTTCTTTCTACCACCAACTTGGAATTGACACCGCTAAGGAAATTGAAAAAAGCAAGTATATATTGACCTCCAAGTATCTGAAAATGAAATAGTTAAACAAAGTTTAAGCTATGCGTGTTTTTGATTTAACTTATTGGTAATCAATATATTATTTGTATCTTTACATATCAAAAATAACAACTTAAATAATAAGAGCAATGAATAGGGTACAACAAATGACATCTGAACTTAACCAGATATTACATTCTGATACATACCAGTTCGAGATTGATACCGAAGATTTCGTTTTCGGATTCAAAGATACAATCAAGAAACGTACCAAAAGTTTGGTTAAAGCTTTGAAGCTGGAACAAAAGGTGACGAGGGACTGCGGACGTTTTCTGTCCGATACGGTTAGAATCGTATCTGTAAGAATATACAAGAACGGTGAGTTGAGAAAAGAACTTCATGCAGAAGAAATAACAGCAACGTATAACGGATAAAATATAGAGCAATGAAAACAACTGTAAAAGTGTATTTAAGAGATGAACAAGGCAATGAAGACTACTTCATTACTCCTATTAACTTATCAGAGCAAGAAGCTCACAAGTACTATCTAGGTAACATCTTCAATATGGGGTGCGAAACAGATCACATGATGAAATGCTACAAAGTTGAGACAATAAAATCATCAAATTAGATAAATTTATGACTAAAAGTGATTGTTTTTACTTCATATTTTGTATTTTTACACCATAAAATTAAAGCAATGAGGATTTACACAAGTTATTTCGGGAATTACAGAAAACTAGCAGCTGCAAACGTAAAAATGATATGTGTTGCGCTAGGGAAGCCAAGATTTTATAATGCACCTCAGATCATAGAGGTGGCACCAAGAAGATACATGTTGGATGATAAATGGACTTATGAAGAGTACACGAATATGTATTTGAATGATGTCCTTGCAAAAGTCAATCCGCAAGAATTGATTCAAACTATCCAGCGACTCAGTGAAGACAAAGACGTCGCTCTCTGCTGTTACGAAAAACCGGGTGATTTCTGCCATCGTCATATTTTGGCAAAATGGCTTACCGAAAAGACTGGCATTGAAATAACAGAGTTCGGAGTGGTTGAGAAGAAAGAACCTAAGTACGAACAAGCAAGTTTGTTTGAGGTATGAATAGTGATGGTCATGCGCACGGAACCGTTTTATATGAATATGAACTAAAAGGAAATATCTTCGATAACCCAGAATTATTAACCAACTATCAATAGCGTTTGATAGAATGCTGTCAGATTTGCCAAGCAAGCGGTGGTTTGGCAGCATAGTTAAAAGGGAATTTAGCAAAGATGGTCTATGCGTCGGACTGAAAATCCGAAGAACAAGGTTCGAATCCTTGAGTTCCCACAGTCTTGTATCAATGAACGCACCATTTTCTAAAATTTGAGGTTGTTATGGGAGCAACCGATATATAGAAGAAAATAGTAGATTGAGAGAGTATGGTAAAACCCATATAAGTCCAAAGGGTATCAATCAAGGTGGATCTTCACAAAATCATGTGAATGTTGACGGTGACGACATGGCGGTTCATAATGTTGGCAGCTTGGGATAGACAAGCATTTGCGGAAATAGCTCATTGGTAGAGCGTTGGCATTCCAGCCAAAGAGTGGGGTTCGATTCCCTGTTTCCGCTCGAATGATACAGTGGCGGAACAATGAGAGACGCTAAAGTGAAGCTCTTATAGATAGGTTGGCAAGTCGATATGTTACGGTTAGCCGTAAAAAGAAATTCAAACCACTGAGTTAATAACGGGTAATGCCGAATAGACCGCAATGTCAATGAATAAAATACTTGGTGAAAGCCCAAGAAAAACTCCTATCATGCAGGTGCAAGTCCTGCCTGTATCATTTATTGGAGATAGCAACCTGCAAGGAGCAGGCTTTGTTTGCTAAACAAAAGGTTCGTGGAAACGAATAGAGGTCGGAACTCTGCATCTCCGCAAATGCCGTTCAAGTCGGCTCGGTGATTGAGGTTGTGGTAAGCAGGTAGCAAGGTTCGATTCCTTTCTTTAACTGTGTTTGTACAATCTGACAGCGTGGAAAGACACGCAAATTTGGTGGTATGGCGGAATTGGCAGACGCTATTAAGCAGTAGATTGATGCTCTAAGCTGAGGACGGTAGGAAATGACCGTTGGAGAAGGTTGGCGAAAAGGAGACCAGCATATCAGGTAAACGAAGTATTCGAGGGGTATTAATCACTCGGTAACGGATACCAAAACCTACAACAGCGAGCCTTATTCATAGTAGGCGATAAAAGATGAAAGTGAGCAGCATAACAATCATGCAGGTTCGATCCCTGCTACCACCACTAAGGGATAAAATGGTCATAGGGTGCTAAGACTAATGAACGGAAGTTTCAAGTGCGCATAGAAATGGAAGTCATCAAGACCGTGCCAGGGACAGCTAGTAGGGCAAGCAGAAAACTTAACTGGACGATACTTGTGTAGGTTCGACTCCTACTTATCCCTCAACCCTTATAGTAGCGATAAGCAAAAGCAAGAACATTAAAGCTTGTACAGTTTACGGGGTGATGGGAATTGCCATCTGACACGACTGAAAGAAGCCGAATAAATTGCATAGGTGTTCTTGCAAGTAGCTTGAAGAATGGTTAGATTTGTGTTAAGCCTGCCGGGAATACGCCCGGCAGGCATTTAGCGCAAAATGTATATGAAGTTATATACAACTTAAATATATGAACGATAAAGGACTAATAAGAGCATGTGAAAACTCCGGCTGCGGTTGGGCGATGGTGTTCCGACGGATCAGACCGCTTTTATGGTAAAATTATCCGGTGAGAGAAAGAATAAAAACAAAGGATTTATTTTCGTATCTCCGATAAAAATGCTATTTTTGCAAATGAAGAGTTCTTTGACGGTTACGCAACGCGCAGAAGAATAAAACAATAGATAACTCGCTAATTCGTAACCTATTATTACAATAAATAGGTAATTACCATTCATTACCAATCACTTATACTTTTTTAGTAACATCGGGATGCAAATATAAAATAATAAATTAAAATTATTAACTTTGCATTACATGTCAAGTGGCATGTAGCTAATCGGACGAAAAGACATGAGGTTATCAATAAAACAGGAAAATTTTTGTAATTACTACATTGAATGTGGGAACGCATCCGAATCTTATCGTCGTGCGTATTCTTGTAAGAATATGAAAGACAACACTGTTAATCGGAAAGCGCTTGAACTGTTAAATAACGGCATGATTACGGCAAGGGTCAAGGAATTGCAATTAGAACAAAAGGAGAAGTCAGATATAACTAAAGAGCGTATCTTACAGGAATTATCCGGTATTGCATTTTCTACCATCGCCGATATGCATAATACTTGGATTGAACGTAAGGAATTTGACCAGCTTTCTAAGAAAGAAAAATCATCAATAAAAAGCATTTCTACAAAAGTGCTCAAAAAGAATATCGGCACAAGAGATGAGCCAGAAATAGTGGATGTTGAGTATGTGAAGATAGAGTTGTACGATAAAATAAAAGCTATTGAGCGTATCTGCAAGATGCTTGGTTTTGATTCACCGACAGAAGTGAATATCAACAAGGACAGTGAGGATATGTCCCGTGAAGATATGTTGGATGAATTAGAACGTTTGGAAAAATTGCGTGAGGAATAATGAGATTAACTGATGCACAGGTAAAAAGAAAGCTTGAGTTGGAGCGTCTGCTATTGAAAATGGATGCTCCCAATGTGTTTTATAAATTTATTCCGTATATCAATGCGTCATATATTAGTATGTGGTTCCACAAGGTTATTGCTGATCATTGCCAAATGCTTTTTGATGGTAAAATCAAGAATTTAATGGTATTCATGCCGCCACAAAATGGGAAATCTGAAATTGTATCCCGTAATTTCCCAGCGTTTGCTTTAGGCTGTAATCCTGATCTTAAAATTGTCGGTACATCGTATAGTGCTAATCTTGCAGAACAATTCTCGCGTTCTATTCAGCGTATTATAGATAGCAAGGAGTATCAAGCTATATTCCCCAATACTTATCTTAATGGAAGTAATGTCAGGACGGATGTAAAAGGTTATTTGCGCAATGTGGATATATTTGAGACGGTGGGGCATAAAGGTTTTTATAAGGCGGTTGGTGTCGGTGGTTCTTTGACGGGAACGCCAGTGGATATAGCCATTATTGATGACCCGGTAAAGGATGCAATGGAAGCCTATTCTGTTACTTACAGAGAGCGCGTGTGGGATTGGTATACTTCAGTGTTGCTTACACGTCTTCATAATGAAAGCAAACAGCTTTTTATTATGACGAGATGGCATGACGATGACCTTGCCGGACGCATATTGAAGAAGGAACCTGACAAATGGACTGTATTGTCTGTTCCTGCTATACGCGAGACACTTGAGGATGGGAATGATTTTGACCCTCGCAAGGTAGGCGAGGCATTGTGGCCGCAACGTCATTCTTTGGAAAGGCTTCTTGACGCACAAAAACGTTCGCCAAGATTCTTTTCTGCGTTATACCAGCAGCATCCCACCGTTGAAGGAGGTAATATTATCAAGGAAGCGTGGTTTGGTCATATTTCTGCTTTTGACTTTAAGAAAAAGCTTAAATATGAGCCTATAATCTTTTTTGTCGATACGGCTTATACGGAAAAAACGAGCAACGATCCGACTGGCATACTCGGTTCCTGCATGATTGGTAATGATATATATATTGTGTGTGGAAAGAAGGTGAATATGAAGTTCCCTGAATTGTGCCGTTTTCTTCCTTCCTATGTACGTGACAATGGATATGGAAGTGATAGTACGGTAAGGATTGAACCGAAAGCAAATGGTCTTTCCGTAATAGACCAATTACGCGAAACAACCAACCTGAGTGTTGTTGCCACTTCTTCACCAAAAGACAGCAAAGAAACAAGGTTAAACGCTGCCTCTCCTTTTGTTGAGAGTGGACGTGTGTATCTTGTGGATGGAGATTGGAATGAAATGTTTATTGATGAGGTGTGCGGTTTTCCTGCAAAACCTCATGATGAGTTTGTGGATTTGCTTTGCTACTCGATAGATTATCATCACAGAAGCTTTAATGAATTGAGTGACGAGGAGATTCTAAGGGATTTTCTTTGATTATATGAAAGAAGTGACTCTAAATACGTCACTTCTTTAAATTAAATTCCTATATTTGCATCGTGAAAACAATAAGACTGGTCGAGTGAAGCCCTCCGGAAACAAGATATTAATGTAAAGTGTCTATTTAATGCTACGGGGCTTCACAATATGCGTGGCAAAGGATAGGCACTTTATTTTTTATCTGCGTGAAGAGGCGCAGTACATTATGAAAAATAATCATTCATATGCGAGTATTCGCAATTTACTGCCGAAAACATTTGCTGTTGTGAAAAGTATTAGTACCTTTGCGGTGCGACAACTTTATTTACATAACAGCTATGTGGATTTTTTATATCCATACGGCATACTTTTTAATAATATATTGGAGAAGTTACACTCGTGTCTTTATTCGCCGCATAGCAGTAAAGAGGTTGTCGCAGACTTAGGGTGTACTTCTCCTTTTTTTGTAAACAAATAATTTCATTTCATGCGACAACCAAATGAAATCTATTTGAACGGGAATAATAGTACCGTACAAATTGCGTCAGCTCACGAGACGAGCAAGACTTTCTCCTATAATGGGAACGATGTCCTTTTTGACATCAAAGATGATGTTATGGTTAACGCCACACAGCTTGCTAAAATCTATGGAAAGCGCCCTGCTGAATATTTGAGATTGCCAGATACGGTAAAATTGATTAATGCAATTACAAGAAAATATGGTATTTCTGAAAATCAATTAGTTGTAACATCAAAAGGTGGGAATATTAGCGATATGGGAAAATCCCACATCGTTGATAATCAACAAGGTACTTGGATGCACAGATTAATAGTAGTTGATTTCTGTCAATGGTTAGACATTGATTTGAAACTATGGTGTACCGAGAAGCTTGACGAGTTAATGAGATACGGTATGACCGCCACGCAGCCAACGCTTGAGCAGATGATTAACAACCCTGACCTTGTTATAAGTCTTGCCACACAACTAAAGAGCGAACGTGAGGAGAAGCAACGATTGGCATTGGAAGTGCAGAAAAAGGAACAGGAGAAGCTGTCTATCATAGAGGAAACAAAGCCAGCCGTAGTATTCACGGAATGTGTAACAAGCTCGTCTACCAATATTCTCATAGGAGATCTTGCGAAACTTATCACTCAAAACGGATATAAGATTGGAGAAATAAGGCTTTATGAATGGATGGTAGAGAACAAGTACCTTATCAGAAAGCAGCGATACAGCAAGTCGAAGAATAAATACGTAAATGACTATATGCCCACACAGAGGACGTCAGAAATGGGATTGTTCTTTGTGAAAGAAAGACCGATAGTGTCGGGTGGAAGTCCCATTTTTATAAAACATACCTGTTACGTTACAGGTAAAGGCCAGGTGTATTTTCTGAATAAGTTTAAATCTTTAATGGCTGCATGATCATGGAAATAAAAATGAATAATAGCTTAACATTTGATGAAGTAGCAGATAAGTTGGGATGTTCAGTGGAGGAACTTTAAAAATTGGCTTTAGAAAATGGCTTGATTGACGAGAATGGAAATCCTACCGAAATGGCCAATAAGAGAGGGACTTCTTCTGATGGAAGTTGGCGAAATACAGTGAGTTGACATATAAATGCGTAAGACGCTGTGATAAACTAGCACAGCGTCTTTTGTATGTCACATTAATTTATAATTGCTTATTTATCAATTGTTCGACTTTCTTAAGCCTCTCGGCGTATTTTTTCTCTTTCGGGAATGTAGATATGGCTTTTTTAATAATACGCAGTTCGTTCACGTAATCCTTTTGTTTTCTATATAATATCATAAGTCTGTCATAAGAATGTGTTGCGTCACAATCTTCGTAAGAAATGTTTTGCTCATATGTTTTGATAGCCTCTTGAATTTCTCCACGTTTTTCAAGTTCAATGCCCTTGTTGTTTAGCATCGCTATACGATGTATGGAACGTTCTTGTTTCATGTATGCAGAACGTCTTTCTTCCATGGCATCCAACTTGGATTTCTTTATGTCTATATATTCGTCTATACCATTATACTCCCAAAATAAATCACCCATAACAGCCCCTTTGAAATATCGTTTATGTAGGTAGCTCCATTTCACACGTACATATCCATCCCCCAAGTCTATAATAGAGCCTTTCCCGTATTTGGATATAGTTTCCTCTTCTAACTCCTTAGCTTTTCGCTCCTTGTCTTTTATCTGTTGTATTGATGTATTTATGGGTATGTTGAAATCGTACCCATTTACTGTTGATTTATATTCTCCTACAATATCTCCGTTATCATAAACATCTACGTCTATTCCTTTAACTGATACATGCTGTGGTTCCAGTTTATTTGTACGCTTCATGGCTTCTTCATACTCATTACGAATGACAGAACGTGCTTGCTTAAGCGTCATATTATTCAGTATTATTGTATCGGGAAGCTGATTTATGTAGCTTATTATTGCATTATAACTTTTAATGACATCATTTTTGTTTGATGCGTTATCCATGTCACGCAGGCATTGATTGATTAATCGAACTTTATATTCGTAAAGATCGGATTTTGTATTGCTGTCTTTGCTGCTAATTCGGCATAAGGCTATTATCAATACTATCGTGGAAGCAATGATGATTATTATTGCCATATTAGGTTCACAATTTATCAGCTAACTTTTTAATATCTTCCTTACTCGTAACCTTGTGGATGGTTCCGTCTAATTCGATGTAGCCGTTTATACTGGTCGGTTCCTCGAATAACTCGGTTATTCTCACATTTAAGGCGCTGGCGATTTTTTCTAAAGTATCTTTAGTAGGATTACCATTAATTGCCTTAGATAGCCCCACTGCTGACAATCCTATTCTTTCTGCTAACTCTTTTTGAGTTATTCCTGCTTGTTTGCAGATATCCAATATCCGTAGTTTCATAATTATACTTATAGTTTATTTCTCGCAAAGATATAAAATTATAGTGTTAGTTGCTATTTTGGGGATGAAAATATACTATATGTGTATTGAATTAACCTTTATTAATTATATAACGCTTGCTTGTATTATAATTATAGTTATATTTGCATCGTGGTAATAAAACTAAATGTTTAACAATTGGCGCATATAATATGAAACGTTACGATTTAAGCAAGATAATGAGAAGAGCACACCAGTTATTCATTAACGTTCGTGCAAAGTACCCGACATTTTCTGATGCACTCCGTAAATCTTGGAACATGGCAAAGTTTGAGGTTAAGGTAGCTGAAACACGCCAAGCAATCGAAGCGGAAGAAAAAGCTCGTGAAGCGAAGGAACGCGAAGAAAGGGAACAGGCTGCTGTTAATTCAGTTCTTCTTCATGCACAACTGGAAGCCGACCGGATCAGACGTGAAGCGGAAGCCAAAGCACAACGTATGAGAGAAGAAATGGCAGCACGTAAAGAAGGTATAGCTTATAACGAATATCAAGAACGTATCAGCCGTGCTATGGGTTACGGAATTGGTGCTTATTGTGGAGATTAAAATTATGATAGAAATAATAATCATATTCGTTTGTCTCTTTTTAGGGTATTTTCTTTTTAAGAAAAAGGGAGACTCTCTTTTTTACAAAGACTAACTTAGGAGGATTATTAATCCGATGGATATAGATAATTTGTCCATCATAAAAGATATTACATTATGAAACAGTTTCAGTTAACTATTAATGAAGAACTTGCAGGCTTATTACGGTCTGCTACAGAGTTGAATAGCCTGCTTAACAGCTATGTACAAGAGCATTTCAAAGGCTTGGATTATCAGGACTGGCAAGAATATCCAGCAAAGCAGTTTGCAGAAATGCAGAATAGTACTTTAGACATGATGTCGGACTTATCCGATATTATCGGCTACGATATTGCGCAACAGGTAAACGCAGAAGTTAAGAAGGAGGCGAAAGTATGAAGACAATCAGAGTAACAGACGCCGCCGCTCAGTTTATCAAACAGTTACGGGAAGAAGGAATAGAGGAAAGGAAAGTTTTCCTTTGTGATGCTTATTCAAAAGCAGTGGAACATGCGTTGGCCAATGCTGAATACAGTGAAGCGGATTTTTACCCGTTGACGGTGATACATGATTATCATAAACTGATTGAAGAACTTGCAGATAACGACGATACTAAAGGTAATGACTGAAAGCGCACATAAGAGCAATGAAAATACATAGGTAGTGTTAGGGGCTACGGTCCGACACATTTAAAGTTGACGCCAATCAGCAAAGCCACCCCGGCAGCAATACGGTTGCCGGGTTTTGTGTATGCAATAACCTCAGTTTCTTCGGAAATAATACGGTATTATTCCGTGATTAATCACTGATTATTCACTGATTGATCACTGAACGATACGATAAGTACCCTGTGAATATTCTCAATTTATGCAGAAAAGAATATGTGGTGATTTGGAAGTTTGCTACCTTTGTAACCGAAAACACTTCTTTTGTGTTTTCATTGCTCTTATGTGCACTGGCTTGTGAAAGTCGGTGCCATTTTTGTTCTATGTCAAAAGTTAAATCTTTGATTTAGAGAGGTTTGTTGTAAAAATAAAAGTGCAAATGTTTGGCCAACTCGTTGATAATGAATATCTTTACAATACTAAAAGAAACCAATAATACTAACAATTAAAAGACAAGAGCAATGAAAGCAACAACAATCCAACAGAGAATAATAGAAAAGTTCATCATGTCAGAGTTTGTACAAGGTAACTTAGATACAAAAGAACAGGTTAGCTGTATGCTTATCCTAATTCAAAAGAAGCTGAATATGTCAGTAGAGCAAGCAAGTGACTTTATGAGAAAATCAATTGGTATTAACGCTTAATACACACGATTATGAAAGTATATGATATAAATGGCAATGTAGTAGCAGAAGGCTATTTAGTTCCCAATCCCAATTTCATTCCTAAAGGTGAATACAAAGAAACTGAACTGGATTATCAAAAGAAGAAAGCTGATATGTTGATAACTTCAATTGATGGCAGTTTCTATGAAATCAGTTTGCCTAAAAATGCTACACTTCGCCGGAAGATAAGCAAAGATATAAAAGGATATGGCAGAAACGTAAAAAGGTATAATGAAGATATAATTCATGTAACAGAAAAAGTTCTAAAGATTTTGCAAACTAAATATACTATAATGTGTGACTTTTAAAAATAGATATGACACAAGATAGACTTTATATATTTGAAAAAGTACTCCTTCTTTATGGAGAATACGTCTTACTCAATCTTTATTCTTCTGCTAAAGTTATGGAAAGGTACGAAGATTGTGCCATTATGCGAGATTTGATGAAAAGGCACAATATTGATGAACGTGATGAAATCCAGGATTGGCAAGCTGAATTATGGCGTTGTGGATATTCTGGTGAAATTGCTGGCATTAACTTTCCATATTATATGCATGAAGCTGTAAAAATGGTAGGTTATTAGATAAATATTATTATTTTTTTTGTTTAAAAGTGGCATAGTGAATGTCACTTTTGTTATATTTGCACCATAGCATCTGATGCTAACGTATCCTTTCACGTTCTCGGGTATACGTATTGTTTTATCCGGTCCCTTTTGGAAGGTATTTATTGTTGTTCAACTAATTACCGTATGAAGATGTACGGAACATGCCCATGGATGAAATAACCGCTATATTAGACAGTACCCGACCTGTTGATAATATTATCAACGACTTAAAAGAGAAATCAGTCTGTGTCCCCTCATGGGATAAACTTATCAAAGACTATGAACCAACGATGCACGACATAGTTACTGATACTGTTACTCGTCAAAACAAGGTAAGGTCTGACGGTACGGTAGAGCAAGCTTCACGTATCTACATCGGGCTTGAAAAGCTTCTTACCAAGCGAATGACAGAGTTCATGTTTTCCATTCCTGTGAAACGTATATATCACAATATAGAGGACAATCCTACCAGACAACAGATAGCAAAAGCGATTGAAGCGATATATAAGTATGCCCGTATTGACAGTGAGAATATTAAGCGAGGCAATGCTTACTTTGCTTCATGCGAAGTGTTCACCATTTGGTACACAGTTGAGAGTCCCAACACTCTATACGGCTTTAAAAGTAAATATAAGCTAAAATGCAAAACCTACTCACCAATGGACGGTGTTAGCTTATACCCTCTACTTGATGAGCTTGGCGATATGATCGCAATGTCTTTTGAATACACAAAAAAGGTCAAAAATGAAGAAGTTACGTATTTCGAGACATACACGGCAAACATTCATTATAAATGGAAACAACAGGGAAACGGTTGGGAATTAGTTAAATCAGAGCCGGTCGTTATTCTGAAAATACCCGGAGTATACGTTTATCGTCCTGTTCCCATTTATCACGGTCTTTCCTATATCAGAAAAGAAATCGAATATACCCTTTCACGCAATAGCGATGTCATAGCATATAACTCCGCTCCTATCCTAAAAATAGCAGGTGGCATAAAAGGAGGAGAAGATAAAGGAGAAAGCCGTAGAGTTTACCGAGTAGAACAAAACGGGGACGTGTCCTATGTTTCATGGGCGCAATCTATCGAGGCATTAAAATATCATGTCGATACCCTTGTTAAGTTATTCTGGTCACAATCACAAATGCCGGATATTTCTTTTGAAAACATGAAGTCTCTTGGCAATATCGGATTTGATGCAAGGCAGACTTTACTTACTGACGCTCATTTAAAGGTTGGAGATGAAAGTGGTGCATGGATAGAAGCATTTGAACGTGAATGTAGCGTAATCAAAGCCTTTCTAAAAATGATGAATGTTTCTTGGAAAAATGAAGTAGACAATGTAGAGGTTGAGCACATCATAACTCCGTTTATCCAAAATGATGAAAAGTCAGAAATAGAAAAATGGGTTACAGCAAGTGGTGGAAAAGCAGTTGTCAGCCAATTAGAGGCCATCAAGAACTTAGGTATCTCTACTGATCCACAAGAAACTCTTGCCCAAATCCAAAAAGAAGATGCAGATGCTTCCAGAAGCAGGATAAGCAATATATTCGAAGAACCGGAATAACAATCTAAAATATAAATATTATGCAAAAACTGATGTACTAAAATTTAGTAAAGAAAAACAGGGCTATTCCTGTGAGTTTACTTCTGTTGGGAAATGTGTAATACAGATAGACAGAGAGAAGAGTGGCACACTTAGTATATACGCAAAGTTGGAAGGAATGGATTATGCGCTATTGTATCAATATCCTGCCGCTCAATTCAATGACAATATGATTTTTGAGCTTGACGTACAAAAGGGGCTTTCTATCAGGATGCTAAGTTCGGTTGGTGTCATGAGTGCAAAGATGGCTTATGAAGAGGAAGATGTTTAATTTGTAAATAAATATACTATCATGAAAAAGTACATTGGAACAAAACCGATTGAAGCAGAACCTATGACATTAGGTGAAGCTTGCCGTAAAGGTTTGGTAAAAAGTGAAATAGGAGAGCATGAATCTTGCAAGCTTGGATATCACACTCGTACTGAATATGGCTATGAAAGTTGGTCACCCAAAGAACTATTTGAAGAATCATATCGAGAAGTCAAGAAAGAAACTCCTATGTGTTTCGGTGATGCTATCGAAGTTTTGAAGCAAGGTGGGGCTATCCGTAGAAACGGCTGGAACGGCAAAGGCCTGACGGTATTCAAGCAAGTGCCTGCACATATTGAAAGCGATACCATTCCCAAGATGCAATCTCTTCCTCAATCAGCAAAAGACCTTATTCTGAAAGGAAAAGGTTTTATTGACTACACAAGCCAATGTCTTATCTACAATGAGAATACCGGACGTGCAGATTCGTGGGTTCCATCCATCAGTGATGTGTTTGCAGAAGACTGGGAAATTGTACAATAGCCTATCTGCCAAGTTGTAGAAAAGGTTAAAGCAGCGTAAGCAGATGTTTACGCTGCTGGCTTAAAACTTAAAATCATGAAGACAAAAATATCAAACTTGCTTATTAGATTAGCAGAAAAAATCAATCCACAAGAAAGATTGAGTAGTATTGAACGAGTTGATAACTACGAAGCAAAGAAGCTTGGTATCTGCCTTGCCCGAACTAAAAAAGAAATCAAGGATTACCGGAAAAAGAAGAAATTTGATGAAGGTTGGTCTAATCGAAAATCAGATGAAATGTTCATCAAGGAAGTTAAGGATGAAGTTCGCCAATCAATTATCAGTTCAATCAACCAAAGGGGGCTAATAGAATACTCCATTGAAAAAGTTGGTGATGAGCTCCATGTTACCGGTGAAATCAAAGTATATATAAAAAAAGAAAAGTAGACTTATGAGCAAACACACAAGAGTAGTTACAGTGGAATACATAGTACAGGATTGTCCTATCTGTGGTAAAATTATAGTAAAACACCACCTCTACCCTACCGACGACAAGGATAAGAAAAAGCAAATGAAATAATGGCAAAACCCAAGATTCCAAATCAGAAAAAGAAATACCAAGAACTCAACGGGAGATTAAACAGATATGTATCCCTCGTTGAGCAAATATACGATACCCTGAATTTGGAAGCTGCCAAAGCCGTTTCACGCACTAAATATTCCCCTGATAGCGATAAACCGTTTAAATGGTCTGACTACCCTCAAACTAAAAAGCAAATTGACGATATACAGAAGCACTTTGTAGAGGATATAAACGCAACTATCTATCGCGGTACTACCGAAGAATGGAAGAATAGTAATGAAGCGCAGGATTTAATAGCAAACAAAGTATTAATAGCTTATAACGCCCAAGTTGACAGAGAGAAATATAAAGTTTTGTATCAAACAAATTCAGATGCTTTGAAAGCATTCCAGAACCGAAAAGATAAAGGATTCAATATATCTGCAAAACTCTGGCAGCAATCTATGATCTACAAAGAAGAACTGGAGGCTGCAATCTCATGCGCTATTCAAAAAGGAACCAGTGCTGTTACGTTGAGTAAGCAAATAAGTAAGTATCTTCTTGATTTCCCATTACTGCAAAAAGATTACAAAGACAGATATGGCAGTGCTGAACATATACAAGATTGTGAATATCGTTCCATACGTCTAGCCCGTTCAGAAATAAACATGTCTTATAGAGCAGCCGAAAACGAAAGATGGAAACAAATGGATTTCGTAGTCGGATATGAAATAAAACCAAGTTCTTCTCACCATAGCCGTATGCCACATGGAGACATTTGTGATACACTTGCCGGTAAATATCCTAAAGACTTCACCTGGACAGGATGGCATCCGAATGATTTATGTTATAAAGTTCCTATCCTCAAAACAGAAGAAGAATTCTGGGAATGGGATGGACGGAGCGATGTTCCCACAAAAAGTATAAATGAAGTAAAGGATGTTCCTGACGAATTCAAAAAATGGGTACTCGAAAACCATCAAAAAATCGAGAAAGCCCAGAAAAGAAACACCCTACCTTATTTTTTGAGAGATAACAAATCAATTGTTCAAAATATAAATACCGAGAATTCAGCTAAAGAGCTTGTTAATCGTGCTTCTTTAGTCGGGAATGAGGTACAAAGTTTAGCGGAATCCATAGCTAAAAAGAATAAAGGGTTTGTAACGCCAATCAATTACAAAAGCATTTCATCAATAACAAGAAAGGTTACAACGGAAGGTATAACTCCATACGATATAAAAGACGCAGTTAGGACGACAATTATAGTCCCCAGATCACAAATAGATCAAGTATTAAACGAATTGTCTGAAAGCGATTCGTTTGTACGACTGAAAAGGCAAAAACCGGAATCCTTTATGGGATATAGTGGCAATATAGTCAATATTCAAACATCTAACGGATTAATTGCCGAAATTCAAGTTAATACAGAACGTATGATTTATGCTAAAGAAAAGCCGGAAGACGCAAAAAGAATTCTTGGAGAAAAACGCTGGAAAGAAATACAGAAGCAAACAGGTATGGAAGGAGGATTAGGACATAAATATTATGAAGAATGGCGAGTATTAGACAAAGCTGATAAAAAGGCACAAAAAATAGCTGAAAAATCAATCGAATATTATAGTCATTTCCAATAAAAATCACTATCTTTACATATAAAAATGAACCAAAAGGAATTATATAATAAATTACAGTCAGGTGAAACAGTTTATTTACTTGACGATTTTGAGGAAGCAGTTATCCGTTTATATCTCGATAACGGTCAAACAAAATCGTATATAAAACATCGTGGGCGTAACGAGATAGAAATTCCACAATCCAATGAAACAGTTTGTTATATAATTCTTGGCGGAAAAGAGATTTCAAAATCAGAATATGACAGATACTAATATTACTTTACTTGAGAAAGCTCTAAAGATTGCTACTAAAGCCCATGAAGGGCAAACAGATAAAGCTGGAGCACCTTATATTTTCCACCCTATCCGTGTTTCAAGCAGATGTTATACTGATGAAGAGCGTATCACCGCCTTACTTCATGATACAATAGAAGACACCGAAGTTACAACCGAATATTTACTGATGGAAGGTTTTCCTCGTAATATAATAGATGCCATACTTTCAGTTACCCGTAATGAAAACGAAAGCTATGAAGATTTCATAAAACGATCCAGACTTAATCCTATAGGTAGACAGGTTAAACTACATGATTTAGAAGACAACATGGATATAACACGCTTGAACGAGCTTACAGAGAAAGATACTTACAGATTAAACAAATACCTAAAAGCATATAGATACCTAAAGGAATAGCTTAATTAAATGCCTTTCATTCAGGCAAATCCAAACATTTATTTTTTTATATACTTTAACATTAAAAGTGATTGAGTTTACATCACTTTTACTACTTTTGTATCAGATGCGTATGAAGACGTACGCCACAGAACTTGTCGTAAAAACTCATTGCTCTATTGTTTGGTAAAGTTCTAAGCGAATAGTCTGCTGGTATACGTACTTCGCAGACTATTTTAGTAACCAAAACATTGTACAATGGACAGAAAACAACAAGTATTGTTGAGATTGAAACCGAAAGTGAAGGCATTCGGGTTCAATAAAAAGGAATTGATGAGTGTCGCTGCCAAGATTGCCGACAATCTAACTTCCACAGATGATGCCTCCGATGAGGACGTAAACGCAGAAATTGATACAGCTATTGATGCGGTTCTCCCCTACCTACAAGTCAGCCAGTCTTTTGCAAATCGAGTAATCGAAGAAAACCGCAAAAAGAATGACGACAACGATGAAACCGATGACGACGATGACGATGAGTCATCAAATTCCACTAATCGCCAGCCGGGTTTAAACAAAAAGAATTCCCAAAACAAAGGAAAGAATGACGCCCCCGATTGGGCTAAAAGTATGACGCAAACCATTGAAGCTTTAACAGGCAAAATCTCCGCATTAGAGGGGGAAAAGCTAACAGCTTCTCGAAAATCAAAACTTGAAGCCCTTTTAAAAGATGCTGGTACATTCGGAACTCGCACATTGAAATCCTTCAATAAAATGAAGTTTGAAAATGATGAAGAGTTTGAAGAATTCTATTCCGAGGTTGAGGAAGATTTGAAATCTTACAACCAAGAACGTGCCGACGCAGGACTATCCAGTTTGGGAAATCCTCCAGGTGCAGGAAGTAAGAAACAAGAAAAAAATGAAGTATTAACTGACGAAGAGGTCATAGCAATAGCTAAAGGCCTTTAATCAAAAACAAATTAAAAATGGGTGCAAAAGCTGATTTAGTCAACGAACAAGAAACAATCTTAACCGGAATGGATTCGATTGTTATTCGTAACTATTTGGGCGGAATTATGAATGGGCGGACATTAGACATGACTGGATTTAAGCAGTCTGTAATCAAAGCCGGCCACATCGTTATCCGCGATACAGAGAACGATACTTATAAGCCGATGCCTGTTAATTCTGCAGGTACAGCTTACGATTCATTACCATCCAATCATGAATATGTTGGCGTAGTTGTTTGTTCAAAACCTGCCGACAAACCATTTGTAGGCATTATGTATGCTGGTGAAGTTAATGATGTGGCAAGTCCTTATTCCGTTGACAGCATCAAAGTTGCATTAAAAACGGCATTGCCACAACTCGTTTTTTTACACGATTAAAAGGAGGTGAAAGATGAATGAATCATTGTTTATTGAATTTGTAAGAAGAATATGGCCTAAATTAAGCCTGTATGTGAAAGAAAAAATCAATGGTACAAATAAGACATTGACTTATCTCCACAAAACAATGCTAACTAGAGTATATTCCCCAGACCAAAAATGGGAAGGTACATCTGCTAATACTACATATGTAGCTGCTGATATGGTAGCTATGGACTCTCCCTTGGCTCCCAAAAAACGCGACTCTATTGCGCGTTCTAGTGGGGAATTGCCGAAAATTGGTATTAAGAAAATTTTGAAAGAAACTCAGATCAACGCTATCAATATCATGAAAGCGCATTTATCTAATGCCACTACGGAAGAAGCACAAAAATCTATTAAAAATAGAATTTTCTCTCGTTTGACTGATGATGGAACAGCATGTTCCATTGGTATAGATGAGAGAAATGAAGCTAATTTCTTGACAGGTTTGTCGGATGGGGTTATTGTTGTTGAAGCAGATTCAGATGATGACAAGAATACAGGTATAGGTCTTCGCGTCGATTACGGTTATTTGCCGGAACATAGTTTTGGAGTCGTTACTCCAGGTGAAGTTACAGGTGATGATATTGAAAGAGTTATAAATAAAGCTAATGATGATGGTAATAGTATTTCTGTCATTATGCTGGCTTTGTCTACTTATAACAAGATGCGTCAATCTCAATGGGCTAAGGAATTGGTGGCAAGTTATCGAGGGCAAACCTTTGATAATGAAACAAAGTTGCCTGTCCCCACTTCTACGTTGTTTGATGAAGCATTTTCTGATCAATATAATGGCATTTCGTTCTTGAAAGTTGACCGTTCTGTTACCTATGAGAAGAATGGGAAAAGGGTTTCTTATAAGCCGTGGAATGCAAACAAACTTATATTCCTCCCTTCCGCTGATAATGTAGGTTCTTTTGTATGGGGAACTTTGGCTGAAGCAACTAATCCCGTTAATGGAGTAGAATATACTACTATTGACGAATACAAGTTGATCAGCCGCTACTCTAAAACAGATCCGTTGCAGGAATTCACAAATGGACAAGCTATCTGTTTACCGGTTATCGAGAACGTAGATCAAATATATTCTTTGGATATTTCGGAGGCTCAAACTGTTAATCTAACAGAGGAAGAAAAGGATACTTCCGATGTCAAGATCACTATTTGGGGCACAACTTGCAAAAAGCCTGAATTTGTATCTGAGTATAATAAGATATCCGGAAAGAATCTTTCATCTACTATAACAGACGATAAGCTTATCGCGGCTGTCAACAGATTAAATGATGCAGATGAGGCAACATTGAAAAAGGCTGTTGAGTCTCATAAAGCTACGGAGTGATTAAGACATGAAGACAATACAGCAGGCTCTCATAGACGAAATACACTATCCGATTTCTATCGGTTTTGTAGAGAATGTGATGATTAA